TATTGCCGAGAAGATAGAAACTAAAAACCTAACTCCTATAACAGAGATGCTTAATGAGACAATGAATAATATGACCGGAGAAGATCATAATAACATTATGGGCGGGGGAAGTGCAGTTACAGGAGGTCAACCTTCAATGGCAAACTCAGTAGCTAGACAGATGACAGGACCAGAACCAGGAATAGATATATCACAACTAGATTTTTTAAAGAAATCAAAGGCTATTTTTGAAGCCTCTAATAAACCAAAAGGACAACTAACATAATATGGCATTTGAAGTAAAAAGAATTAATCCATTAGATAGACAGCCTCGTAAGGCAGTAGGCGTCTCTTTGCCCTTTACCGGCCAAGCAGTATTTAATTCTACATATACTACAAAAGATGCAATTAAGAATAATATAATTAACTTCTTCTTAACCAGCAAGGGTGAAAGATTTTTTAATCCTAACTTTGGAACAGGTTTAAGAAGGTTATTATTTGATAACCTAACAGAAGAGAAAATAGCACAAATAGACTCAGAAGTAAGATCATCTTTACAACTATATTTTCCTGCAGTAATACCAACAAGGATAGTAACATCTGCTAACCCTGATAATAATGCAGTAAATTTTTCTATGGCATACCAGATAAGCGAAACAGGTATAGAAGACTTTCTGAATATAAATTTTGAACAATAATGGCTGAACAAAAAGACATAAAATACGTTAATAGGAATTTCGCTGATTTTAAAAATCAATTAGTAGAGTTTGCAAAAAACTATTTTCCTGATTCATACAACGACTTCTCACCGACATCACCTGGTATGATGTTTATAGAAATGGCTTCATATGTAGGAGATGTATTATCTTTTTATCAAGATATACAGTTACAAGAGACATTTGTACAACATGCTAAGAACCCAGAAAATTTATACTCCTTAGCTTATATGTTAGGATATAGACCTAAAGTGACTACAGTATCAGAAGTAGAAATAGAAATATCCCAACAAGTAGCATCACTAGGATCGACATATAATTACCAACCGAACTATAACCAAGCTATATTAGTTAACGAAGACGCTCAACTTACAGCCCAGACATCAGGAGTTCCACAGTTTATTATAGACAGACAAGTAGATTTTTCTTATTCAAGCTCATATGATCCAACAGACGTAACAGTTCACTCAATTGAATCAGGTCATCCAGCTCAATATACACTAAAGAAAAAAGCTAAAGCATTCTCAGGAGAAGTATTTACTACTACAATTCCAATAGGAAATGCAGAAAAGTTCCAAACAGTAGCAATTGAAGATACTGACATAGTTGGTATAATTTCTGTTACAGATGGAGATGGATACAGTTGGACAGAAGTACCTTACTTAGGTCAAGAAACAGTATTTGATGATGAAGCTAACACAGATTCAGATAGCGATAGAGTATCTCATAAGATGGTACTTAAAAAAGTTCCAAGAAGATATGTAACAAGATTCAATGCAAATGGAGATCTAAACTTACAGTTTGGATCAGGCGTAAGCCCTTCAGAAGATAACATAATTACTCCAAACCCTGCTAACGTAGGTGTAGGTAATGCAGAAGGAATAAGTAGATTAGATCATTCATATGATCCATCAAACTTCTTATTTACTAGAACGTATGGTTTAGCTCCATCTAATACTACCCTTACTATAAAGTATATTAGAGGAGGAGGCATAGTATCTAATGTACCAGCAAATACAATCACAGGAACCACTGCAGTAACTACAAGTGCTACAGATGATACCTATTTAAATACTTTAGCATTCACTAACCCACTTCCAGCAACAGGAGGTAAGGATGGAGATTCCACAGAAGAGATAAGACAGAATACTATGAGAGCATTTGGTGAACAGGGTAGAGCTGTAACATTGCAAGATTATAGTGTGAGAGCTAATTCATTACCATCAAGATTCGGATCAGTGGCTAAGACATATATTACACAAGACGAAGCTACACAAGGAGAAGCTGCTGAATCTTTAGTTAATAATAATCCATTTGCTTTATCGTTGTATGTATTAGCTTACGATAATAACGGTAAGGTAACAACAGCTACTCCTAACTTAAAACAAAACCTTAAGAAATACTTATCAGAGTATATGCTACTTACAGACTCAGTTAATATAAAAGACGCATTTATAGTTAATATTGGATTTAACTTTGAAATATTAGCTTTACCTAACCATACTGGAAGAGAAGTACTTCTAAACTGTACTAATGTAGTTAAATCCTACTTTGCAATAAGTAATCGAAACATAAATCAACCTATTAATATTTCAAAAATAACAACACTGTTAGATAAAGTAAAAGGAGTACAAACAGTACAGAAAATAGAGATAGTTAATAAGGTTGGAGCAACATATTCTAAGTTTGAATACGATGTTAACGCAGCAAAAAGAAACAACGTAATATATCCTTCATATGATCCTTGTATATTTGAAATAAAGTATCCAAATTCAGACATAAAAGGTAGAATAACAACAGTATAAGATGGCAATATTTAGACTATACCCAGAAAAAGACACCTTCATCAGCTCAGAGAGATCTGGTTCAAATGCTGGTAGAGATGAAATAGCAGAAATAGGCGGTTTTCCTGTAGCCAATGAAGGAAAAGCATCTAGAATTTTAACTAAATATGATTTATCTGAAATACAAAATACTCTTAATAGTAGAGTAACAGGTGGATTTTCTGCTAGCTTAAACTACTTTTTAGCAGATGCTACTGAGTTAAAGGATGATATAAGCATAGAATCTTTTCCATTAGCAGTTACATGGGATAATGGACTTGGTAAATATTACGATGAACCATCGGATAACACAGGAGCTACCTGGAAAAACAGATCAACAGGCGCAACAAACGCATGGACTGTTTCATCTTTCTTAAGCTACACCACAGGTTCTTTCTCAGGAAGCAACACAGGAGAAGCTGCAGGTGGAGGAAACTGGTATACCGGCTCACTAGGCCTAGACCTACAAACAAGCCAGTCATACCCCCTATATAGTGACTTAGACCTATCAATAGATGTTACTAATGCTGTAACATTAATACATTCTGAATCTATAGTTAATAACGGCTTTATCGTTAAATTAAGCGATGAATATGAGTTTGAAACTACTAGTTCTACTAAACTTAGATACTACAGTAGAGACACTAATACCATATATAGCCCCTATCTAGAAATAGCTTGGGATGATTCATCCTTTATAACCGGTTCACTAAGTGTACTAAGTACTGATGTAGCTACCGTAGGTGTAAGAAACAACAAAGGTACTTATAAAAACAACAACAAACAGAGATTTAGAATAGCAGCAAAACCGAAATACCCGACAAGGAGTTTTACCACTGGATCTATTTATAATACGAACCTAGCTTTACCGGAAAATTCACTATGGGGAATCAAAGATGATTTTACAGATGAAATGGTAGTTAAGTTTAATGGTTCACATACTAAAATAAGTTGTGATAGTAGTGGAAGCTATTTTGATTTATATATGGATACACTACAGCCTCAAAGGTACTATAAAATACTAGTTAGTTCTTCTTTAGATGGGAGTGAAGTAATAATAGATAACGATAACATATTTAAAGTAACCTAAAATGGCTGAAATTAGTATACAGAAAACTGTTTTTAACAGAAAAGAATTTGAAAGAGTTGTTGATAGAGGGTTCAAAACATTTGTTCCTCCGGTAGAGTTACCTGATACAGACACTGTACAAGAATTTTTTAGATTATATAATAAACTTTACTTAGAAATACCATTAAGAAACTCTAATTCTTCTCATGAATATCTGATCAGAAAAAGCTCAGAACTGGTAGATTTAGATGAAGGGGATAATCAATTACAGCCGCTCCTAGAGGAAATCACAAGCCTTAGAGCTAACCTCGTAGAAGCTAATAGTGATATACTTACTCTCGAGTTAGAGAAGGCTAGTAGTTTTACACAAACCAATACCAATAATAATACAAACGGCTAATACAGGTAAATGGCTAAAATAGAATATAATGTAGTTTCACTATCCCCTGAACAAGTAACAGGTATAGACTCTTATAGTGCTAAAGATGTAGCATTAGTAAGAGACTTTCAAGTTTCTAATACTTTCAAAACAGGAGTAAATAATCTTGAACTACATGCATACGACTTAACAGGAACTCTACTAAAGTCTTCTTATAATTACAAAGGTCATTCTTTTCTTGCTACAGCAGCAGGAGCAGGTAAATCAGGAGAGTCTACAATAGAATTAGACCCTGCAAAAGATGCAATAGAATTAGGATATAATTCTGGTGATATTAGGTTTGTTTATAACTTTGTAAATAATTTATACAGTAAGAGATCTAATCAACCACAGTTCTTTATAGATACTATCTCTAAAGATAGAATGGAGTTAAGAATACTATCTGCTCAATTAACAGATAATTTTATTCGTAAGACAACAGCTAATATAGAAGCTGCAATTAATAGCGATTCTTATTTTAGTGACTTTAGATTAAACTTTTTAGAAAATAAATTAGTAATAGCGGTAAATATAAGCACTCAACAGTACAAAAAACAGACTGCCGTACTAATAAGATTATACGAACCACTACCCAGAACAATAAAACCTAAAGATATATTAACAGTAGTTGATATTATCAGTGATAGCCAGGCGTTTGAAGTAACAGCCAATACAATAGCAGATCCAGAAGTATTTTCAAAAATAGCAGGCCCAAACTGGGATGTAAATGTAGATGAAACACAAGGCACACCAAGTCCTTTCTATAGCTTTAACGAATTATTTAGCTACCCAGTAAGTAGTTCCTACTACGAACTAATGTCTCTGTCTAGTGAAAGCGGCTCAGCAATAAGTATAGACCATACAGACTTTTCTAACTTTGTACACTTTGGTTCAGCTGAAGAAAGATTAAGAAACTTTAAATATAAATTACAATTAGTAGAAGGGTATAGTAGTAGTATAGCTACTGTAAAAGCAACCGGTAATAATAATACAGATATAACAGGTAGTATAGCATATTACGAAGGTTTAATTACTGGAGTAGTTGATAATTTTGATCACTACGATAGATTTCTTTATTATGAAAGCGGCAGCTATGCTTGGCCAAAAGCAAATTCATCTCGACCCTATACACTGGTATCGAGTAGTGAGGCTACAACCTCTACATGGTTTACAGATAATATACAATCTTCTTCCAACTTCGATACTAGTAACTTTAATACATTAACGAATGCAATACCGGCCTTTATAAGAGAAGATGCAGACAATAACGAAGCACTAACCTTTGTGTATATGCTCGGTCAACACTTCGATAATATATGGATATATCAAAAAGCTTTATCTGATAAATACGATGGAGATAATAGACTACATTATGGTATATCAAGAGATTTAGTAGGAGATGCTTTAAAGAGCTTCGGAGTTAAACTATACTCCAGCAACGAATCATTAGAGAATTTATTCTCATATTTCACTGGTCAAGAATACCAATCAGGAAGTACAAATGCTATAGCAACTCATGTAACAGCATCATCCGGACCTCAGGCGTACTTACAACCAATGCCTAAACAGTCCTACATACAGGAAGTTTATAAGAGATTATACCACAACCTACCTTATTTAACTAAGACCAAAGGTACCGAAAGAGGTTTAAGAGCACTAATAAACTGTTATGGAGTACCATCCGATATTTTATCAATAAAAATAGACGGTAATTTAGATAGAGAATCTAATGTATTCCTATCACCAGAAGAATTTATAACTGGTTCAGTAACTCAGGTAACTAGCTCTCTAGATAGAATTACAGTTGATGTTACTGGGTCCCTAGCAGAAGGATCAGCTCTCTTATCTGATAGAACTATAAGAAGAAAGGTATATAAAAGAACAACAGGGCAGCATACTCTTGAAGTTGGCTTTTCACCTGCAGACGCTATCAACGCACAAATATACCACTCAGCTTCAGCTGCAGGAGGTATTAATATTGACGATTATATCGGCGCACCAAGTGATGGAGACAGTACTAAATATACAGGGCTAAGAAGTTTACTTGAAGACTACACTAAAGACAATAGTAGATATGACCTAAAAGACTTTGTATCTTTAATAAGGTTTTTTGACAATACATTATTTAGATCCATAAAAGACTATATACCAGCCAGATCAAATGCATCTACCGGTATTATCATTAAACCAAACGTACTTGATAGAAGTAAAGCTAGACTAGTATCAGGTTCCTTCGAACAAAGAGACTTTACAGGGTCTGTTTCAGTCGCTCAAATCTCAGGTTCATCAGGAGGAATTTTTGAAGTAGGCTCATTGTATAGTTTTGATAAAACCACCAGCTATAACGATTATGTACCAACCAAATCAGGATCAGCTTTACGAATAGTAGATGATGAGTCACCGACATTTAATGGTGAATTAAGCGGCTCTCTTATTGTAGCAGCACATCAAGACATAACAAGAGGTAATAAATTTAAAAAACAGTCTGGTAAAAATTTAATATTTGATATTAATATATTCGATATGTCATTTGACTGCGACTTCGAAGTACGTTTATTTGTACCACCATCCGTTACACCATCCGCTACACCAAGTGCAACACCTTCAGTATCAGTTACTCCGGTAGTTTCCCCAACACCAAGTGCAACACCTTCAGTATCAGTTACACCGAGTAGAACACCTAGTGTATCAGTTACGCCTAGTAGAACACCATCCATTACACCTTCAGTATCAGTTACACCTTCAGTTACGGTAACACCAAGTAGAACACCTTCAGTATCAGTTACACCTTCAGTATCAGTTACACCTTCAGTATCAGTTACACCTTCAGTATCAGTTACACCTTCAGTTACGGTAACACCAAGTAGAACACCTTCAGTTACGGTAACACCTAGCGTATCCACTACACCGGGAGTATCATCTACACCATCCGTATCAGTTACACCTTCAGTTACGGTAACACCTTCAGTGTCAGTTACACCTTCAGTGTCAGTTACACCTTCAGTATCAGTTACACCTTCAGTTACGGTAACACCTTCAGTGTCAGTTACACCTTCAGTTACGGTAACACCTTCAGTGTCAGTTACACCTTCAGTATCAGTTACACCTTCAGTTACGGTAACACCTTCAGTGTCAGTTACACC